ATTATTTTAGCGGAGACGCTGGAGATGAACCTGTTGTAGGAATAAGTCCAGCAACTAGCAATTCGTTTTGGACTCAAAAATTTTATTTTCAGCCAGACAATGCACAGCAGCTTCAATTTAATTCTAGCAGTTATAAAAATGATTTAGGAAATTTTTATCTATACCAGAACGATGGTATTAATTCAAACTCTTTTGATTTTTCTTTAACTTTTAATAATAGATCAGATAAACAAGCGAAAGCAATTTTACATTTCTTGGAAAACCATAATGGAATTGATCTTTTTGATTATGACATGTACACATTCTTTACTGGAACAAGATCTTTTTATTGTCCAGAATGGAGTCATACTTATAATTTCTTAGATAACAATTCTATAACTGCAAGATTCATTGAGTCTAAATTTTCTTTTGATAGGGTATTCGATTTTAAAACTTATTTAACTCCAACTGGTTTTAACTTTGGTTTTCTTCCAGCAGGATTTCAAACAAGTAGAGAATATGGTATTATAAATAGTGGATTAAGATATCCAGCTTCATATTCTATTTTAAATAAAGTAGAACAATCTACTCCAACAACAAATTTCTTTTATCACGATTCTTCAGAAAGTGCGACGATTGATGTAAGAGCGGGTAGTACGGGATATTTTAATATAAAATTTCAACACCCACAAAATAGAACAGGTCCAGATCAAATATATGGATTTTTTAATGTGGGGCAATCACAAGATAATTTTGGAACAGTTGGAAATGATTTTCAAATATATTATACAGGATCAAAAGTAAGTGCTGGATCGGCGGCTCCTTATAACTTCTTATCTGGAGTTCAAAACTGCGTAGCTTCGCCTGTTTTATATGAAAATAAATTAGCTCTTTTAACTCGTTGGACACTTCCTGAATCTGGATATTTCTTTACAGGATTTTCTGGAAGAATATCAATGAATAGTGGATTTTCTCCTCTTTTGTCTGTAACAGGAAAAAACGTAGCGATTCCATTAAATGCTTCAAACTATTTATATGACGTTGGAACTCCAGGAATTACTACATATGAAATGCTTTTTACAGATTTAAGTTTTGACACAGATTATTATGTCACAATAAGCGGCATGAATGATACATATATTAATACCACTGGTCAAGCCGTTTTCGCAAGTGGCGTTAGTGAAATAAATTCTTGGCCTTCTTCAGATCCGGTTAAAGGTTATGAGGCGGTATTCAGTGGATTAACGACAGGTGTTTTAAATCAAATTGGATCTACGCCACCAAATTTAAGATTAACAAAGAAGATTGAAAGCAGGACAATTAAATCTCAAAAGTTTGATTATTTAGATGTTTATGATTACATTAAGAAAAATTTTACATATGCAGATAAGTTTGATTTTTATTCAGGAATAGTTTTAAACTTAGATAATGTGTTTATTGGTGCCGATAGTATATCTGATAATTATGATATATATAATACAGGCTGCTGTATAATAACTGGAAATTATTCCAGTTTGAGTAGCGGATTAACTGTTAATTTATTTAATAATTCGAATATATATGCTAAAGGTGGAAGCACAAGTAAGTTATCGACAGATTCCGATCCAGTAAAAACAGGAAAAAATGCCTTATATGTAAATTGTAGTGGCGATTTAAATCTTTGTTTAGATAAAAGTTCTTATATTATAGCTGGAGGAGGAGCGGGTGATAATATTGGAATAAGAGACGTTCTTAATGTAACAAATAATAAATTTTCAACATTAAAAGAAGTTTTCAGACAATCTTCATTATCGGCGTCTGGAATATTTGATATTCCAACAAATACAAAATACAATACACAAGATATAAATGATTTATTTGGAAATTTTAATGATAGCGCTCAAATAATAAATAAAAATTATACTTCTACGGTTGGAGCTTCTATTTTTTATGATTTCTTTGATCCAGCGGTTATTCCATCTGGATTAGTTTATGGAAGCCCAGCAACAGCTTTTGGCTCTGGACATTATACTGCTAATTTAGAATATACACAAGACGCAGAAGTTAGTAAACCTTCTGTTCCTTATGTATTGGCTAATATTTTTAAAGTTCAAGGTTCTGTATATCCTTTAAAATCTTCTTAATTATGCCTTTTATACAAACTCAAAATTTAGTGGTAGAAAAAGAAGTTCTTTCGGAAATAACCGAACAGGAACAAAAAATTCAACCTACAAAGTCTTCTTTGATAATATTGCAAGGTGGTCAGGGGGGATCTTTTGGAGAAAAAAGTTATAAACCTAAAGTTGTATTAGCTAAAGCCAACATAAATAGCTCAGAGCTATCTTTAGCGTCGGCAAGCATAACAAATCATACTACAACTGAAATAAAAAATGAAAACGATTGTGGATATGCTATAGATTTCAAAACTGACGTTTCTAATCAGTGTAATTTTACTATTGGACAGTACAATCCTTATGGAGATTTAGATATTTATAATAGATCTCTACTTTTACAATTTTCTGATGTTTTTACTGGAGGCGTTAGCAGTTCCACTATCTTAAATGATGGCAATAATGTTGGAAATTTTACATTTGTTTCTTCAACTTCTTTAACTCCACAATTAGATTCAGAGTTAAATTTAAATAAATATTATCTTGAATTGAGAAATTCAGCCTCTGTGGCTGACGGTTTTTATTTAGAAAAATCGATTAATTTTGCAGATATTAATTCTAGTATTTATATTTTTTATGTAGCTCAAACAGATTTAGCAGATGGTTATGCCACATACAACACTGGGCAAATATCTTATCAAAAAGATGATTTATCTACACAAATAACAGGAGGTTTTTACCATAATGAGTTTCAAGTTGGAGATAAAATTAACATATCTCATCCAAATAATTATTTTGGCATCAATGCTACAATAACTCAAAAAGATCCTTCAAATATTTATACATTATCTATAACAAAAGAAATAAATACACCTTCTTCTGCAAAAAATAGTTTGATTGTTTTTCCAGTCGGATCAAGCGCAACAATTCAAGATGTTGAATTAGATGGTTCGAATAAATTATCTATTACAACAGAACAGTCTTTGCCAAGTTTTACAGATTATAATACTGTTTTTTCAAATCCTTCATTCGGAACTAAATTTAATATAGGTAAAAAAATAACTATTGATCAAAAAGAAACTTTAAATAATGTAGGTTTCAGTACAGAAGGAAAGTTTTTATCAGAGCAGTTTGCATCTTTACCTATCGATGTTTCGTATAATAGAATAGGTAGTAGAAGTTATATGCAAGATCAGTATGGTACAGATGTTGTAAAAAATGAAATTAAAAATAAAACAAAGTTTGGTATTTTTTATCATGGAATAGAAAAAACGATTTCTAGAAATGAATCTAATACTAGCCAAGCGTCTACCACTTATAGTTGCGGATCAGAAATATCTTCTTTTATTTCCAATAATCAATTAAATCAAGATATTCTTAATATGTTGCAAGACAAAACAATTAAAATAATTTTAGGATCTCCTATAAAATATATAAATGGAGTTGCAAGGTGCTATTATTCCAATAAAATATATGAAGTTTTGGTATATACAGATTTAAAATCGTCGGATATACCTAAAGTTTTATCTTACCTTTCTAGAAAATATAAAGAAAAAATAACCTTTTCTTCGCCAGTAGAATTTCAATCTACTGATATGTATTATTCTATTACTGATAAAATTAATATAGTTGGTAAAATAAAGAAAACATCTACATAATATGGCAGATTTAATTTCAACTCAGTCTTTAATAGATTTAGATCCTGATTCTTTTGTAGATCTTTTTGAGATTTACATAGATGAATCTACTGGTATATTGCGATTTCATGCTGGTAAAAATTTTAATAAATATATAGTTTATAAAGGAAATCAATATACACCTGCTCCTATTGAGTATGGTGGATTTGAGTTTTCATCCGATGGAAAACAAAGCAGACCATCTATAAGATTGGCAAACATAAATGGTCTGATAACTAATGTAATTAAAAATAAAAATGATTTAGTCAATTCAAGATTAAAACGTTTAAAAGTATTCGTAAAGAATCTTGATGACGAAAACTTTTCAGATGGCAAAAATCCTTTTTTCGGATATAGAACAAAAAGAAATTCTGTGCAAGGGTATGGTCAGTCTTTCTTTGAAGAAAATTATATTATAAATCGTAAGACTACAGAGAATAAGTATATTATAGAATTTGAGCTTTCAAGTCCTTTAGATTTTGAGAATCAGTTTTTACCTAATAGAAAAATATCAGACAATCTATGTTCTTGGTCTTATAGAGGATGCGGATGCAACTATGGAAAGCTTCCTTGGAAAGATCAGTCTGGACAGCCTCAAACAATAACTTATACAGATTCTAATAATCAAGTAATCACAAAAACAGCAAGTGATATTTTTGGAGAAAAAGTTCCAAATTTAGGAATTCCATTTGCAGACGAAAATAATAAATTATTTTACTCTCCGCAAGGATATGGATTACAGATACCAAATCAAGCTTATAAAGCATTTTGGGATTCAACTAAAACTTACAATTCTGGTGAATTTGTTGTTTATGCGGATTCTGTAAATTACGATTTCTTTGGAAGCAAATTTCAATTTTCAGAAGACAATATTTCAATATCTGTATATGTTTGTATACTTACTAATATTAATAAAGATCCTAAATTAAATAAAGAGTTTTGGATAAAAGATTCTTGCTCTAAGAATATAAAGGGCTGCGCTTTTAGATGGAAAGGGCATAAAGATGGATTACCTTTTGGAGGATTTCCAGGAACAAGACCTTACAATTATCAAACTTAACAAAGCTTTAGAAGAGATTAAAACTTTTTTATTATCTAATTATCCATTTGAATCTGGAGGATTAGTAGATAAAGATTATAACATTTATAAATATACAAGTGATAATCCGAGTTGTCATAGATTTTTTCCTCCTAACGATTTCTTTCTTAAACTAATAAGAAAACAGTTTTTATTTTCTTTCCATAGCCACCTACATTTATTGAATCCATCTAAAGAGGATATCTTTTTTATTAAAAATTACGATATTCCTATTATAATATATAGTTTAAATTGGGATCGATTTTTAAGTGTAAATATTAAACATGAAACAAGTTATTTTACATGGCCTATTACAGAAGATAGCTTGTGCATCTTTCGAAGCAAAAGTTGATTCTTTTGACGAATTGATATCTTGTATATCGGCGAACTTCGATAACTTTGGAAAACAAATTAACAAACTAAGAGAAAAATTTGATGGTCTTTTGATTGTGGTTGATGGTTTTATTGTAGATAATGGTGCTGTTTTAAATCAAAAAATTAAAAATGCTAAAGTCATAGAATTGGTTCCAGTTCTTTCTTTGGCGGCTTTTGCTTCTTCTACAATTCTTTTTACAAGTATAACAGCAACAACTGTGGCTGGAAAAATAGGTGTCTTTCTTGTTAATACAATAATAATGTCTGTTATTTCTTTTGGTATAAG